AAGAGTACACGCCAGACTTCGACCAGATGCTCTGGTACGTGGGCTATGGTGGGTCGGCCTTCAAAAAAGTTTATTTCGACAAGAATAAGAACCGTTGCGTGTCCCCATTTATTTTGCCTGACAACTTTGTCATGCCTTACCATGGGTCGAGCAATCCTTGGGAAAACGAGCGTTGCATCCAGGTTGTCCCGATGTCCGCAAACGACCTTCGTAAGAACCAGGTCAATGGCACGTACTTAGATATTGATTTGGGTGAGGCGCCAGTCACTCCTCGTGAGACGCCAATAACCCAAGCGGAAGACCGAGTATCTGGCCAAACTCCGGGGTACATGGACGAAGAATATACGCTCTTGGAAGCGCATATCCTCATGGACATCCCAGGGTTCGAGGACAAGAACGGGATCAAGAAGCCTTACATCATCACTCTGGATAAGGACAGCGGCAAGGTTCTGTCTATCTACCGTAACTGGAACGAGGACGATGAAACGTGCTGCCCGGAGCAGTATTACGTACATTACATGTTCCTACCGGGCCCGGGATGCATGGGCTATGGTCTGGTACACCTGATTGGCAATCTGAATAAGGCCGCTACTTCTGCACTGCGTCAATTGCTAGATGCTGGAACGCTGTCAAACCTGCCAGCAGGATTTAAGGCTCGTGGCTTACGGATCGCGGACGATGATCAGCCGTTGCAGCCGGGTGAGTGGCGAGACATTGATGCGGGTGGGGCGGAGCTATCGAGCTCGCTGCTGCCGCTGCCGTACAAGGAGCCAAGCCAGACGCTCTATACCCTGATGGGATTCTGTATTGACAGTGGTCGCAGGTTAGCCAGCATTGCGGACATGCAGGTCGGCGACGGTAACCAACAGGCCGCAGTTGGTACAACAATGGCGTTGTTAGAAAAGGGCGCCAATGTTATGTCGGGCATTCACAAGCGGCTGCACTATGCGCAAAAGCTTGAGTTTGAGTTGATGGCCAAGTGCTTTGCCAAGTATCTGCCAGACGAGTATCCATTTGACGTGCCGGGTGGCAATAGGAAGATTTTCCGGGAAGACTTTGACAGCCGGGTGGATGTGCTGCCTGTCGCTGACCCCAATATCTACTCGAGCGCCCAGCGGATCATGATGGCCCAGACCCAGTTGCAGTTGGCCCAGTCTGCACCGCAGATGCACAATATGTATGAGGCCTACCGCCGTATGTACGAGGCCCTTGGAGCACGGGACATCGACATGATCTTGAATTATGACGATAGCCAAGAACCACGGCCCAAGGATCCGGCTACGGAAAACGCAGAAGCCATTGACGGCAAGAAGCTAAAGGCATTTGCTGGGCAGCAGCATGACGCTCATATTGTGAGCCACATGTTGCAGGGCATGAGCCCGATTGTCCAAGGAAACCCAATGGCGGCAACTACGCTGACCAAGCACATTCTTGAGCACGTTCGGATTAAGGCCGAGGAGCAGGTAGAGGCCCAGATCTTTGCTGAGTACGGCCCAGAGAACAAGGCCGTAGTTTCTGACATGCAGAAGGAAGCCATGGTTGCCATGCTGGTGGCTCAAGGGATGAGCGAGCTTCGCCAGTTATCTCAGCAACTGTCTGGAGAGGGAGCGCCTGATCCGTTAGTACAGTTGAAGGAGAAGGAACTGGCCCAGCGGGCTCAGGTTGACCAGGCCCGGGTACAGAATGAACAACAGAAGATTGCGCAAAACGCGCAGGCTCTGCAACAAAAGACTGCTATCGATCAACAACGGATTGCGTCAAACGAAGATATTGCCGGTACAAAGGCAGATATTGCTATGATGCGCCTAGAACAAACGGAGAGACAAAATGCCGCTCAAGAAAGGCAGTAGCCAAAAGACCATCAGCGGAAACATTTCCGAGATGGTCAGTAAGTACAAAAAGTCTGGGTCCATCGGCACCAGCAAGCCCGCCAGTAAGAAAAAGGCGGTCAAACAGGCCGTTGCTATTGCCCTGTCTAAGGCTGGAAAGTCCAAGAAAATGAGTAAAGGCGGGGTCCCCGGGCCCGTGCGCGAGGTAATGCGCAAAGACGCCAAAGTGCCAACCAAAATCTATTAGGAGCAAAAAATGCCTATGTACCGCAAGCCAACACCGAAAGAACGCCAGAAAATAGAGATGGCCCGTAAAAAGACCGTCCAAGGCATGGAGGGGGAAAAGGATATGCTTTCCCGTATTTCTACTACTTCTGCCAAAGCTGCCCGTGACGAGTACAAAATGGGTCGAAAGATGATGGAAGAGGTTCCCGCAGAGGCCCGCGCGTACGAGGCTGAAGAGGGCAATCCTGGTGTGGGGACATACAAAGCTGGCGGGATGGTAAGCGTCCGTGGTCAGGGAGCCGCCCGCAAAACTAAGGGATGCAAGATCACCTAATGGAACAGGCCTTTGAGAAGTTATTAAAACTCATCCGATCTCGTAAACACGAGATCGGCGAGCAAATGATTTACGGCGGCATAAAGGACATGGAGCACTACCGAGAGCAGGTAGGCCATGTCAAAGCCCTGCAACTCGTAGAAGACGAGATGATGAAAATACTGACGAAAGTAGAAAGCGACTAAGTATTAACCCTAACCTCGTGGTGGATGCCACGCAATAATGGAGAAATTAGATGGCAGAAGAAATGACTGCACTGCAGAAAAAGTGGGCCGAGGAACGTGCTGCACAGCAGGAGGTGGAAGTAAAGGAAGAAGAAAGTCTGCGTCCGGAGAACATGGACCAGAGCGTAATCGACCGGATACCGAAGCCTACTGGTTGGCGCATTGTTGTTTTACCTTTTCGCCCGCCCAAGAAGACCAAGAGCGGTATTGTTTTGGCCGACCAAGCTGTAGATCGGCAAAACCTAGCCACTGTCTGCGGGTACGTTGTCGCCGTAGGCGAACTAGCCTATGGGGATACGGAGAAGTTCCCGAACGGACCGTGGTGCAAGAAAGGTGACTGGATTGTCTTTGGCCGATATGCCGGTGCTCGCATCAGCATAGAGGGTGGGGAGATCCGGATACTCAACGACGACGAGGTCCTGGCAACTATTGCCGACCCCGAAGACCTAGTACACATGGTTTAAGGAGAAAACTACCATGCCAGAAAACGAAGATGTACAAGATATAGTACAAGTCCCATCTGGGGATGACCAATTGGAATTCAATCTGGGCGAAGGCGAACAGGGCGCCGAGATTGAGATCTCAGAAGACGGAAAAGCAGAAATAAAAGGATCTGAAGCCGTTGATGTGGTTGAGGAAAAACCGGCAAAAAAAGCCGATGACGGCCAAGATCACGAGGAATACAGCGCCAAGGTCAAGAAGCGTATTGAGAAAATGACCGCCAAACTGCGTGAAGCAGAGCGTCGGGAACAAGCCGCTTTAGAGTATGCCAAGCAAATCCAGGCCAATCTTCAAGCTGCCCAAAGTCGGGTTCAAACGCTTGACGACGGCTATTTGCATGAATTTAAGGGCCGGGTGGACTCTCAGCTAGCTATTGCTGAGGCAAACCTGCAAGACGCCGTTGAGCGTGGAGACGGAAAAGGTGTGGTAGAGGCCCAAAAGCTTTTATCCCAGCTTATGATTCAGCAAGAAAAGCTGACTCAGGCCACGGCACAACGGCAAAGAGCCCCGCAGCAAGCCCCTGTCCAGCAGTATGCCCCGCAGCCTCAATACCAGCAGCCGGCTCCAGCCCCCCGCCCAGATGAAAAGGCGGAACGTTGGGCCGAGGATAATGAATGGTTTGGGAGCGACACGGTTATGACCCATGCTGCCTTTGGTGTTCATTCACAATTACAAGAAGAAGGATTTGACTTGTCAAGTGATGAATACTATGATGAGCTAAATCGGAGAATCCGTAAGGAGTTTCCGCACAAGTTTAAGAGGGCTCAGGTAGACACCACTCGTAACATCGCCCCCGGTGTCGCACCTGCAACTCGCGGTACTTCCGTGAGTCCGAACGGGCGCAGGACCATCAAACTAACACCTAGTGAAGTGGCCATTGCAAGAAAAATAGGTGTCCCCCTGGAAGAGTACGCTAAGTACGTAAGGAGATAAACATGACTGAGCAAGTGAAAATCGATAGAACTACTCGCGCGGCGGAAACCCGTCAAAAAACGGAACGTCGCAAGGCATGGGCACGTCCTTCTGACTTAGATGCGCCTCCCGCACCTCCTGGATATCAGCATCGTTGGATTCGTAAAGAAACTTCGGGTGTAGACGACAGCAAGAACGTAGCAGGCAAACTCCGTGAGGGGTATGAACTGGTTCGAGCTGAAGAGTACCCGGACTTTGTCGCCCCTTCGATTCAAAACGGCATTCATTCTGGCGTCATTGGCGTCGGTGATGTTGTTGGCGAGAATTCCTGAAGAGACTGCGCAGGAGCGTAGAGATTACTACGAACAGCGGACTAGTGATCAGATTCAGGCTGTTGATAATGACTTGATGAAGAGCAATGCTCACGACACCATGCGTGTAGTCAAGCCAGAACGGCAGTCAAGGATTACCTTTGGTGGCCCTCGTAAGGCCGAAGACTAAACTTTTTAAGGAAGATTCAAATGGCTAACGTTAATAAGCCTTTTGGTTTTCGTCCTGTCGGCAAAGTCGGCAGTAACTACGATAACCAAGGTCTAACGCAGTACAAGATCTCCAACAACTACGGTACCGCCCTGTATCAAGGCGATTCTGTAAAGTTGTCTGGAGGATATTTAGCAATCGCAACCACCGGCGCAGCAATTGTCGGTGTATTCCAGGGCTGCTACTACGTGGATCCCACGACCGGCAAACCCACCTGGAAAAACTACTATCCCGGCAGCATTGTTCAGGATGGTATTGTAGCCCTCGTCAACGACGATCCTAACGCTGAGTTTGTAGTACAGTGCTCCGGCATTGCTGCTGTTACTTGCGTTGGCCGTAATGCTGATTTGGATACCGCTGTAGCAGGTAGCTCAACCACTGGCCAGTCCGGTCAGCAAGTTGGTGTTCCCGCTACTGGTAACGCTACGTATCCGTGGAAAGTTGTTGGCGTGTATGAAGACGCAGAAGACAATGATGTTACTGCTGCTTACGCTAATCTCATCGTTATCCCGAATAACCACCTCTACAAAGGTGGCACGGGCACTGCAGGAGTTTAATCATGGCTATTTCACGTTCGCAACTAGTACGAGAGCTTGAGCCCGGTCTTAATGCTCTGTTTGGCTTGGAGTATTCCAATTACGAGAACGAGCACGCAGAAATCTACGACGTAGAGACTTCTGACCGCGCGTTTGAAGAAGAGGTAATGCTCTCTGGCTTTGGTAACGCTCCTGTTAAAACTGAAGGCGCTGGTGTCGCTTATGACAACGCGCAAGAAGTCTATGCAGCTCGTTACACCCACGAAACCATTGCGCTGGCATTCGCGCTGACGGAAGAAGCCGTTGAGGACAACCTCTACGATCGTCTGTCTGCTCGTTATACCCGCTCTTTGGCCCGTTCTATGGCTCAAACCAAGCAGATCAAGGCTGCTGCCGTTCTAAACGGTGCGTTTACTACCTCAATCGGTGGTGACGGCAAGCCCCTCTGTGCAACGGATCACCCCACCCTAACCGGGGCAGATCTCAAAAACGAATTGGCAACACCTGCCGATTTGTCTGAGACCTCACTGGAGCAGGCTTTGATCGACATCGCAGCGTTCACAGACGAGCGCGGCCTGAAGATCGCGATCCAAGGTTTGAAACTGATTATCCCTAAGGAACTCCAGTTCACGGCTGACCGTATCATGAAGTCCACGCTCCGCGTTGGTACTGCTGATAACGACATCAATGCCATCAAGAACATGGGCATGATCCCCCAGGGTTACACAGTTAACCACTTCCTGACCGATCCGGACGCATGGTTTATCAAAACCGACGCCCCCAACGGCATGAAGATGTTCCAGCGTGTATCGATCAAAACTGGTTTTGAAGGCGACTTCGACACCGGTAACGTCCGCTACAAGGCTCGTGAGCGCTACAGCTTCGGCTTCAGTGACCCACGCGGCATTTTTGGTTCACCAGGTACACCCTGATACGCCAATTGCAAGAAGAAAACCCCGCCCAAAAAGCGGGGTTTTTTATGCTTGACACGGTAACAAATAAAGCGTAAAAAGATAGTATTCCGGGGTCCCCGGTGCGTTTGACTAGTCCCGGCTAGACGTCATGCAGACAACCGCACCTAACTCGCATGAGAGGATATTTTAATGTCTACAACCACGTTTTCTGGCCCAGTAGTATCTCAAAACGGCTTCCAAACAACAATTACTGACACTTCTACTGGTGCAGCTACATTTAATGCTAGTACAACCGAAGTCACAATGACCGGTGCAGGTGGTGTTGGTGGACGTACTCTTTTCCAATTAAACGCTGATGCCGCTTTGGGTTCATTCACAAATGCGTTAAAAGCAAACGTCGTTTATGGTGCTACTGGTTCTACTTCTGGCTTAGGTTCAGCTTTTGTTGCTGAATTAACCCTATCGGCTGGCACAACCACTGGTACTTACGCTCCCTTAGAGCTCGAACTTAATGCCCCAACAAGCGCATCAACCGGGACAAGAACTTCGTTTATTTATGCCTCTGCCCAAGGCGCTAACGTAACCGCAGTTAACACCAATGGAGTGTTTTTTAATCTCCAAGGTTTAACGGCTGGCGCAGGAAATATGTTGGTTGCAGGAGCGACTCTTGGTACCGCTTTTGGTGGTCTGCGTGTACGCGTTGGAAGCGCTAACTACTGGATTCCTCTGTACGCTGCTCAGCCAACCTAATGGCCACGTTAGATAAAGAGTACCTGTTGGGCTTGAGAAATCAAGCGCTTGAACAACGGCAAAGGTATTTTGAACTTGCCCAACAGGCCAACGGAGCGATAGCAATGGTGGATGTATTGTTGACTGAATTAGAGCGTCAAGATCCGCCTGAGGCAGAAAAGGGAACGCAATGAGCTACAGTAATCTAAGTGCGGTCACAAAGACCGCAGACGATGACGCAATCGCTGGCCGAACTCGTGTAGCTGCTATTTACTACACTTGTACCGGTACTGCGTCGTCTTTCCAACTAAAAAACGGAGCTACAACCGCTGGGACAGCACTTGTAGACATTAAAACGCCTGGGGCCGCTGGGGCCTACGACATTATTTTTCCTGATATGGGAATATTGTTTAACGAAGGCGTCTTTATTGATGTTGCAGATGCAAACGTACTTAGCGTCACGTTATTCTTCTACGGTGGGGCCGCTGCGTAATGGCCTCCAAGGGTATGGGCATCAAGGTTTCTGTGAAGTCGGGCAATTTTCGCCCGACTAAGCAGGGTGCTGGCATGACCAAAAAAGGCGTTGCGGCATATCGCAAAGCCAACCCTGGAAGCAAATTACAAACGGCTGTAACCGAAGATAGTCCTACCGGTAAACGAGCACAACGTCGTAACACGTACTGCGGTCTTTCTGCTGGCCAAATGAAGAAGTT